CCCGCAATTCCCGCCTCCGCTTGGAGTTGTTGGCGTGGGCCACAATCCAAATTCTGTCTCTTTTATGTTTAGCTCCAACATCGGAAGCTCCCAGCACTCCCCAGTTCGCATCGAACCCCATTTGGGCAAGGTCGCACAATACTCTGTCGAGTCCTCGAATAGTGAGCATTGGTGAGTTCTCAATGAATGCGTATTCTGGTCGTACTTCGCAAATGATCCTTGCCATTTCTCTCCAGAGTCCTGATCGTTCTCCATTAAGTCCTGCACCTTTTCCTGCCGCAGACAAGTCTTGACAAGGGAAGCCTCCTGAGATGACATCAACTTTTCCTGCCCAAGGCTTTCCATCGAATGTGCAGATGTCGTCCCAGATAGGGAATCTAGGTAAGAATCCATCAGCTTGCCTTTGCAGTAAAACTCTGCGTGGGTAATCTTCGATTTCAACGGCACACACAGTTCTCCATCCGAGCAAATGTCCTGCAAGTATCCCCCCCCCCCCCCCCCGCAAATAATGCCAACTCATTCATGCACCGCCTTTTAATTTTGCAATTTTTGCTCGTATATTTTCTGGCATTGGTACAGCCTTTTTACTGTCTTGCTCGATCTTGACCAGTGCAGGGTCTTTTAAGGTCTTTGGCTTGATCTCTGGAATCTCAGCCCCATCCCATCGCTGTTGATTTAAATAAACCTTGGGTGCGGGTATGAATGCCCCATTGTCTTGAAGCCACTGAGCAGTGGTGGCCATCCATTGAATGTGTTTCAGGATAATGTGCTTTTGGCTGAAATAATAGGACTCAACCCATTTTTTCTTGCAAGCAGACTTTTCACCTTTTCGGACACATTTTGGATAAGCGATCCAGAATTCCTCAAAACCCTCGTCTGTCAGTGAAGTTCCTTTTGGTTGTTCATACCCAAATAAGTCCATGCTCTTTTCCTTTAGCCATAGTTTCTCCAAGGGTGGATAGATGGCTGTTTCTATCCTGACCTCTCCAGACTTTTAATGATGTATTACCTAAAAAGTCCCAAGTGCGCTTGACGGGTTAATTCGCTTATACATTTGGCCTTGTTACCACCGATGAACCAAATGCTTTACCAGTCGCTCAACCAACGCTGGTCGCCTTTTGCTCTGGGGTGTACAGAGTGCGGTGTTTTCTTCCAAGCCATCCATGCAAATGCGCTTCTATCGTGTGGAGTACGGCCTCCAAAAACAAAAACCCCTCAAATAACTCTGGTGGTCTTGGCTCTTGGCGAGAGCAACAGCAAACGAATGACGCTAATCAAAAGTTCACTTGCCGTCTGACAAGACCGCCACAGGTATCTGAGGGGTTCTTTAATTAGCGTCAATCGTCTGATGCCACTCAGACGCTTTGATTATAAGCATACTTTTTTTAATCTTGCAAGAATTTGCGTTTGTCACCAAATCTGGATGGATATTTTAGGAAATCATAAGCCCCCCTCCTGAACACCCGCGACTTCAGTTCATCGCCCTCATATATGCCAACACCCACCCATGATGGGGCTTTGACCTTTACCCTGCTGTCATGGATTGCCTCTCGGCCACTCTGGGTCAAGTGCCATTCCTCACCGATCTCGACCACCAGCCCGAGCCTCTGCATATCGTCCAAATATCGGACAAAGTGGATTGATAACTGAGAATTCACAGTGTCCATGTTGGTGAATGATCGGCTTGTTCTACCGCCTCCAGCCAAGCGAACAAGAAGGGTTTTGTGGCCATGTGAGAGTTTCATTTTTTGTTTGCGATAAAGGTTTTAGAGATAAATTCTTTTTGGCAGCGTGACTGGCTCACCATTTGAGCCTCGTAAAGAGTAGAACAGTCAGAGCAGGGTGAGCAGACCTCTTTTGAGACTTTTGCCCAATATTGCCACTCCAGAAAGATTTTCCTGTCTGGAAAGCAGTGAGGATAGAACTTTTCATGGAACATTTGCCATTGTTGCTTTTTTTTAACAATTTTGCAGATATTTATCTAATTCTTTGAAAAAGTGTGTGTAAAATCATTTATGCGCTGAAATCACTCAGCCATAACAAGGAGAACTGCAAATGAACAAACCTCAATTCACTTTTAATCTGATCGAGAAATTCGATCCAAAAACTTATAACTCAACTTGGTCAATCGTCAATGATGATGGCGAAAGATTTGAATCTTTTGCTGACCATGAAGGAGAGAAGGCATTTGAAGTTTGGATGTCTTATTTGTCTGAAGAAGAAAAAGCGCAATATCTTGATTATGTTGCAGACTGTGATGCTGCTGACGCAGTTTGGCATGAGCAACAAAAAGAGCGTTTGCACTTTTCATTTAACTAAATCAAAGGGGCTTAATCCCCTATTAACTGGAGAACTACATGAACACTCGTTTCCTTCGCCATGTGCGAAAAATCTTTGCTACTTATGACGCACCCCCAGAAACGATCAGGTCTTATCAAAGACAGTGGGTCAGATCAGTGCGTCAACTTGGAGACAAGTGGCTGGTGGCTAAACAAATCAAAAGGATTGAACAATGAAACTCATCGCCACAGCATTGGTAAAGGCTCAAATGCGCTTTGCACCAGCACTCAAGACCTCGACCAATCCGCACTTCAAAAACAAATATGCAAACCTTGCCGCTTGCGTTGAAGCCGTTATCGACTCACTCAACTCAAATGGAATCGCCCTTGTTCAGCAGACCCATGAGCATCCAAATGGCATTCTGGTCGAGACTGTGTTTCTGCATGAGTCTGGTGAAATGCTCAACTGTGGAAAGTTATTCTTTCCAGCACAAAAGAATGATCCTCAAGGGTTTATGGCTTGCCTGACTTATGGCCGCAGAGCGTCTTTAATGGCCGCCTGTGGCATTGCACCAGAGGACGATGATGGCAACACAGCCAGTCGCACAAAAGAGCCTGTAAGAGAGCCAGTCAAAGAAACCAAGATTCCACCAGCAATCTCAGATCAGCGTTTGCTTGCAGCCATTTCAAAGATCAAGTCTGGTGAGTACACCACCGACAAACTCAGGGCTTCATTCAGGCTTACTGGTGAGCAAAATGAGAAACTGATCTCGGAGTTGTCCAATGCTTAAATTCAGAGCATCGAGCCTGTCTCAGATAATGACCGACCCAAAAGGCAAGGGTGAATTGTCTGTCGGTGCAAAGACTTTCATTGCCAAGCAAGCCAAAGAATTTGTTTATGGCTTTGATGAAAAGATTTCCTCAAAGTACATGGACAAAGGAATTCAAGTTGAGGATCAGTCAATTGAACTTCTTAACTCGGTTTTGTTCACCAGTTACCAAAAGAACATCGAGCGAAAGGACAATGACTGGATTACTGGTGAGTGCGACATATTCACTGGAGACTCAATCATTGACATCAAGTCCTCATGGTCGCTGACCACCTTTCCAGCCTTGGCCGAGCAAGGTGAAGACAAAGATTATGAGTGGCAACTAAGGGCTTATATGTGGCTCTGGAATGTTGACAAAGCCTCGATTGCATATTGCCTTGTCTCGACCCCAGAGGACTTGATTAAGTATGAGGACGCAAGCCTTCACCAAGTCGATCACATCGCGCCTGAACTCAGAGTCACCCGAGTCTTTTATGAGAGGGATAAAACCCTTGAGGACAAGATCAAAGTGAAGGTGGAAGCCGCCCGAGAGTATTACCAACAAATCATAAACCAAATCGCTAAAGAGCATCAAGGAGAAAATTAAATGGCTTCAGTAAATAAAACAATTTTGATCGGTGCAGTTGGCCGTGACCCAGAGGTGCGATATTCGCAGTCAGGAAAAGCAATCGCAAACCTTAGCATTGCAACCAGTCAGAAACGCAAGGACAAGCAGACTGGTGAGTACATTGAAGACACTCAATGGCATCGGCTCAAATTCTTTGACAAACTCGCTGAGATTGTTGGTGAGTATGTCAAGAAAGGCTCGACCATTTATGTTGAGGGTCAAATTAAATATGGCAAGTTTACAAACAAGGATGGGATGGAAATCTCAACTGTGGATATTGTTTGTAATGAAATGACCATTCTGAGCAAAGCAAAAGATCAAAAAGATCAACCAGCAGAAAAGCCAAAGCAAGCGTTACCAGAATTTGATGATGACTTAGACCTGCCTTTTTAACTTGGAGAACTACATGAAAACAGCAGGAATCGAGAGAGTTTGGAAAAACGCTGGCACTTGGTCAGATCAAGCCATGAATTTGCTTTTGAGTTTCTCAGCAAGGCAAAGAGAGGAATTCACAATGGAAGACTTCAGAAACTATGCTTCCATGCGTTATTTGCCAGAGCCACACCATGACAACTGTTGGGGTGCGTTGTTCAATGTGGCAGCAAAGCAATTTGTCATCAAGCCAACTGGCAACATGGTTGTTGCTGGCCGAGCAAAGGCTCATGGTCGCATGATTAGGACTTGGGTGAGGGCTTAACGCTTCAGGATGGCCAAGGCTTCCTCAATGTGCTTAATTCGATCCTCAAGACCGATAAAGCCACCATTGATTTTCTTGGTCATTCCTTTGTAGTCTCTGGCATCCGCAAACTGGTTGAGTTTGTGGGTGTCCCAAAACCATCCCGCAGTCAAGATCGCATATTGTGGAGTGGCCACCAAGTCTGGCTCAAGCACAAAATCAACTCCCAAAGCCTGACCAGCGTGATAGTAGTTGGCATGGCCAGTCAACTGAATGCAACCTCTCCCGCGAAACCTCCAGCCATCGTCAGAAGCCTCGTCCCTGTTGCCCATCCGAGCACTGTAAACAACATTTGCGATCATCCGAGGATTGCGCTGACAGGCTTGAGCCTTGGCCGCATCAAATCGCTTTGGCCAAATCTTTTGAAGTGCCTCAGCCCGATAATTTAAATTCTCAACCAAGAACTTAAAACCACCACTCTCATGGGAGACTTGGCCAATGAAGCAAGCCTGTCTGATAGGGCTTGAAATATCAAATCTGTCAAAGGTGGCATTTAATGGATCGAGCCATTGCTCACCAATGTGCATTTGTCGGAGTTGTTCAGGACTTACCATTTATCAATTCTCTCATTTGATTGTAAGAATCCACGCAAGCATTAAGAGCCGCAGTGTTGCGATCACCCTGAGCCACTATTTCCGCAATGGCTGCGAGGGTTTCTCTGTCGGCTTCGCTTGCTCTGTCGGCTTCGCTTGCTCTGTCGGAATCAGAAGTTGAGTCAGCCTGTCTGTCAGGTTGACTGGTTGCTTTTGAATCTGCGCTGGCAATGGTGGGATTTGTGGTGGTTGATGGACAACTTGCGGAGGGGAAGCGCACCCGACCAGCGCGAATGGCACGATCCAGAGCAGTTTGTTTTTGATTGACAACATTTGTGGCCTCCAATAATTTGGTTGAGTTTTGATTAAGTTTCTCATTTAACAGTTGCTCAGTTTTGCGAGATTCCTCGTTCTTTTTGGCAATGGCAATCTTCATGTCATCGTCACGCTCGATCCAGCCGTAATGGTGGCCAACTCGATAAGTCCCAAAAAGGGAAATTAGAACACCAACGATTAACCAAGGAAGTGGGATTGGTAGCATTACTCAGCCTCTTTTCTTGCATTGGCCAAAAGTTCTCTCTCATCATCATCCTCAAGGTGGTCTGGAGGTGTGGTCGGTGGTGGTGGTGGAGTCCAAGACTCATCCAGTTCTGGGTTTTTCCAGACAGGCATTGCACCGAAAGGTTGGCTTGGCAAACCATAAGCCGATTGAGGTGGTGCATAGTTTGAGCCATATTGTTGGCCATAACCGCCTTGAAAGCCTCCCATCGGCTGACACATAGGTTGCATTGATTGAGGTTGATTTGGAGTCCCAAAAGCCTTTGCAGCCGCACCAGCAGCCCTTTTGGTCATCACTCCACCAATACCGCCAACAATCAGCAAAACAATGTCGTTAAGCATCTTTGTGTAAGCCTGATCTATTGGAGCCATGCTCTTGATTGGTTGAGTCACAAATGTCACTGAGTAAAGCAAAGCAATGACAATGAAACACAAAATGCAAGTGACAACAATGACAACAAAGCCCCAAACTCGGACTTCAAATTCTTCAGTTGTTAGGTTTGGCTTCTGGCTGTTGGACATCGTTAACCTTTTTTTCAAGAATTGGTGCGACCAAATACTCTGGACAAGTTTGGGTGAATAAGCATCGAGGTTTCTGACATTCTGGCTCAGTGAACTTGTCTGGGTCTTGACATTTATACCGATAAACATCTTTGCAACCAGTCAGCATCAAAAGAGCAATTGCGATCAGATATTTCATGCTTTGATGTCCACCGCTTTAGCCCATTGAGTTTTGATCTCTTGAACTCTTTGTTGCTGTTCGGCCTGTCTGGTTAACTCTGCCAAACGCTTCATATTCTGTTGATGGATCACTCGGTGAGCCTCTGACAACATCTGAGCATTCTGTTGATAAGTGGTGATTCTCATTTTCCTAGACCAACCTTTCCAAGCAGTAAATTAACGATCCGATCCGAGAGATCATCGGGCAAAAAGCGCAGAAAACCAAGCAGCCATAAAGCCACTACACCATAAACGAATATCTTTAGGCAGAGGTCAAACGTCTTCTGATACTCGTTCATTTTTTTTTAACCTTGGATAAACAACTATCCAAAAAAAATAGTTAAAAGGTACAGCAAACCAAAGAACTATATCAATCCAAGTCATCTTCCACACCTTCTGGTGGTTTCACAAAACTCCATCAATTCATAAATTCCAATTGCCACCAAAAAGAGGACAAACGCCACCCCACCAATGATGATGGCCAATTCATTCATCTCTTGTTCTTTTTGTTTAGCCTTTTTCTCTGCCTTCTCTAAAGACCTCAGTTCCCTTGCATCATCGATGTCCATTTGTGCTTGACGTTCTTTGATCTTATTCCACGTCAAAATCTGGCCAGAGGTCATAAATAGCATCTTCAATTCTTCTTCAAAGGCTCTCGCTTGCTCAAGGGCCATCTCGATTTGAAGTGCCTGACCCATGTTTGAGCCTTTGTTTTTTTTTGCCTCAAGCAAGGCTTTGGTGCAAGTAGCCTTGGCATCGAACATCTTACCGATCATCGGTGCAAGCGAGCCAAGATCGTTGGCCACCTTGCTGGCCTTCTTGACCATGCTAATCGCGGATTGGATACCCGCTAGAGCCGTGATGGGATCGATCATTTTCTCTCAACCTTTTGCCACTCAAGACACACTACTTTTCGGTTATAGACATCACCTGTCCACGCCCATCTCACACATCTGTATTCAGTTTTATCTTTACTAGATGCCACCAATGTAAACAATATTGATGACATCAACAACCATTTCACAAGATGACCCAAGCAATGATGTAAAAACACCAAATGACAGTCAGACAAAACAGGACTGCGCTAGTTAAAGCAACAGCCCAATCTTTCATTTTTTCAAATCTTTGTAGATTGACCAGAGTTTGTGGCCAATTAGCAAGACTGTATAAATCAGAGTCGCCCAAAGCACCAACTCGCTGACTTGAACCCCGAGGACAGTCGCAAGTGAAACAGTCGCAGGAGGAGCAACCTTGGCCACAATTGCTGTGGTGGTTTCTGCATGAGTTTGAGTCATCGCTCTTGAACCTCAATTGTGAGAGTTCTGTCTTCAGTCCGAGTCGGATTGTTTGTGGTCACAATTCGGTTTGTCAGACGATAAGTCTTCCCAGCAGTGCCACCAGACACCCAGACCACACTCGATGTGGCTGTCTTTGCAGAGGTGTTGATTGTGATGGAGTCAGGATTGAGCCAAGTTGAGGTGTTTATTTCCTCAGACTCAGAAAGCCAGTCTGACCAATCAAAACTGTAATCCAAAACCGCATTGGGGTCTTTAATAAAATCAGCCATTTGAAACTCTCCAAATTTCGCCATCGTTGCCCATATATAACACCCGAGATTCTAAAGGAACATAGATTTCTCTGATTTCCTCATAGACATAAAGTCTTCGAGCCTCTGGTGCAGTTGATACCGCATAAGCAGAAACCTCTGGAACAACAGCAGTTGCAGTGGCAATCTGGACTTGAATCAGGGCTGTGGCTGTCAGGGAAACAGTAGGAACAACCGAGCCGACAGTGTTCACATTGGCATAAGCGTTGCCATTGCCATAAGCACTGGCTTGTGGAGCAGTTGTTGACTCAGTTGAGATTCCAACTTGAATCAGAGCGTCAGCCGTAACCGAGAAAACTGGTGCATTTGCTGCCACAGTGCCGATCAGGGCAGAAGCAACCGCAAAACCCACCGCAGACGCACTAGGAGCGTTTGCAATGACTGTTTCAATGCTTGCTTGAGCAGTAGCACCACCAGTGGCAGAAAAGCCTAAAACGCTTGCTGTGACAGTTCCAATTGCTGATTGAGCCGTTGCATCAGCAAAGACAGAAACAGCAGGAGCAGAAGTCGTGACAGTTGCAACAAGTGCTGTGGTGTTTGCGTCACCAGTCGCAGTGACATTTGGTGCAGTTACAGCGTCAGTCGAAATTGCGACTTGGACTAATGCACCACCAGTGGCATTAGCCGAAATCGCAGAAACTGAAACAGATGGAATAGACGCACTGGCAGTCGCATCAAGACCCGCAAAGGTACTGAATGGAAACTCTCCAAATGCGTGAATTCCGAACATTACTCAGCCTTTTGTTCTGGTTTTAATTGAGAATCTGCTTGCTCTTTGATTTTGACGATCAAAGGCCACACACCACTTGATGATGGCAGTTGTCCCAAAGTTTGTAAAACAAAATTGATTTCATTGACATCTAATTCTAAATTCATGCTGCGCTCCAAGGCAAAGGTTGTGAAGATGGGCTTACTGGTGGAGTAATCATTGAGTCAATCTGACCCTGCACACACGCTTGTGCGCTTGCAATAGCAGACTCAGGAATCCAACCAATCACGATTGCTTCTGTGAGGTCAGCATAAGGAGTTATTGCACCCTCTTGGTCAGCAGAATTAAATTGAGTATTGCCACCGATAGAGGCAGTGTTAGTGCCGTCTACGCCAGTGACTTGATACAGCACGTTAACAACGTAATCTGGCTCTGGGGTATTGAGCGTGTACATTGAGGTAATGGTAGTGGTAAATGTCGTCATTTTGGTTTCCTTAATTAACCATGATTGGCAAATTGTCCGTGTGCCGTTTCACGCCATAACTCCATAAACTCCTGCGCCAGTTCTTTTGTTTCAAACCCGCCAACAGTTTTGAGTTTCTTGTTTGTTCGCAATGAACAAGTCCAGTTTTTATCTTTTTTGGGCTTACACACGCCTTTAATACCTGACGTATTGTGGCATGGCAGTCTAGCGTTTCTGGCATTTTCAGCCCTACTAGCCAAGCGTAGATTTTCAATCCGATTGTCTTCACGATTGCCATTAATGTGGTCTACATACTTTGGCAAATGCCCATAGTGATACAGGAACACTAGGCGGTGCTTCAAGTACATAGAGCCTTTGATGACCACACGCCAATACGAATCTTTGGTGTTTCTATAACCCGCAACAGTTCCGCATACAGCCAAGTTGGGCGGTCTTGCTTTCCAATGCAAATCTCCATCCCTGTATTCAAACAGGGCTTGGACTGTTTCTTGAGTTAATGTCATGTTTAAACAGTTTGAGCCGCTATTTGGGCTTGATAAGCCGCAATCACTTCAGCAGTCCAGACTGTATTGCAAATAGCAACAACATTAGTGGGAACGCCAGTTAAGTCTTGTGCTGGTGTTAGGCTTGAACGATGGTAGGTTTTACTTAACTCTTTGCCATCCTCCATAATGCGAGTTGCCTCACGATACAGAACGATGCCGTTTTCGGTTACTGTGATTTGGTCAACAGTTGTGGTTTTGGTAAGTGACATGATTTTCCTTTGGTTAGTGTCCGACCTGATAATCCAATCAGGTTAATAAACTTTGTGGTTAAGCGGCAATGTAGTTAAATGAAACATAAAACTGGTCGCCTGTAGCAAGGGTGCTTGCGTCTATAACGACCTCTACTACATTTTGGTTTTCATATATATTTACTGCCCTTACTGCGGCTTTTACACTAAATGCTGTTCCACCACGACCAGCGTATTCATCTAAATCAGCGGTTGTAAAGGGTAAATTTCCAATTTGAACAGCAGTGCCAACAGCACTGGCAACGCTTGCTACTTCTAAAAGACCTTGCACATAAACAACCCTTCCAATTTTTGTGTATGCAAGCCTATCTACAACAGAATATAAAGTGATTGTTCCTGATGTCGATGGGGCAACCGTTGCTGTAAACAACCCCTCCTCATAGTCATCCAACGTATTAGCGTTTGATGATGCGTTTTGAGTTGCGGGGAACTGAATCTGACCAAAAGGCAAAACAACTGTTCCACTTTCCAACACCTCAAACAACTTGTTGTTGTTGTCAATGCTTCGCTGGTTTGTGCCAACAGTAAACGATTCTCCTGTGTTGTTATTATCGCAGTCAATGTTAATACGAATTGAGCCACCATTGTTTATCACCATATTGTTGGATGACGAATTTTCAAGTCTTTCGCCCAACCAAAAAATATTGCCACCGCTAGTGTTGTCAATTTGGAGTTTTGGATTCCCATCCCCATCAGACAGCACGATGTAGTTGCTTGCTGTGCGAATGTCTAGGCCACCTTGGTTGCCGTTGTAGCCGCCAAGGATAGTATTGTCGGAGCCAGTGGTCATGGCAAAACCAGCACCGTAACCAGTAACACTATTACTTCCCACAAAAGTGTTTCCACTTCCTGTCGTGGCGTTGTAACCAGCAACGTGTCCTACAAATGTATTTGAACTGCCTGTTGTACTAATTCCAGCCGCCCTACCAATATATGTGCAATATGAGCCACTAACATTTAATAAGCCCGCTGTTTCGCCCACAAAAGTGTTAAATGTGCCTGTTTGGTTTGTATACCCAGCCTGATAACCTACAGCAGTGTTGGAAGATGCTGTGGTGTTGTTTAATAAAGCAGAGCCTCCAACCGCCACATTATAATTTCCAGATGTATTGTAGCCAGCACGATAACCAAGATATGTCCCTTGGTCGCCACTTGCAGTAGCACCATTTGCGTAACCAGCTTGGTATCCTACGGCAGTAACACCGCCATTAGTTGCATTGCTATAACCAGCTTGAGTACCAACAAAGACATTAAATGATTGAAGATTACTGTATCCAGCTTGATAACCTATGGCAGTATTGTCTGATGCTGTGGTGTTGGCTTGGAGTGCGCCAAATCCAAATGCCGAGTTGTAAGAACCCGAACTATTTGCGCCTAATGCAACAACGCCTACTGCGGTATTAGCCGCACCTGAAGTAAATAAATTAAGTGCGCTACGACCTACCGCCGTGTTGTATTCGCCAGTTGATGCACCAGAAACACCTCGACCAGCATTTGTTCCTACAAATGTTCCGTAATTTCCCGTTACAAAATAAGCCGCTTGATAGCCAAAGGCATCTATACCAGTCCCAACCGTGTTTGAGTAAGCCGCCTGATAACCTACAGCAGTATTGTTAGATGCTGTGGTGTTAGAATAGAGGGATAAAGCACCTACCGCCGTGTTAGTTGTTCCCGTTGTGGTCGCTCCAAGCGAGTCTTCACCAATGGCTACGTTGTAAGTGCTTGTGGCTGTAGTTACATTGAACGCATCTAATGCCCTAACACCAATAGCAATGTTTGAATATGCACCAGTGTTTGATATGAATGCTTGGTAGCCAATTGCCGTGTTATTACCGCCTGTGGTGTTGTAGTAACCCGCTTGATAACCTATAGCAGTATTGCTAGTTCCTGTGGTGTTGTTATAGAAAGTTTGATTGCCAACAGCCGTATTGTTAGATGCTGTGGAGTTGGAGTAAAGGGCTTCCTTGCCGACTGCAACATTAGATGCGCCAGAACTATTGGTATAAAGTGCGCCATAGCCTAATGCGGAATTGTAATTTGCGGTATTAAAATTAAGTGAACTATCGCCAATTGCCACATTGCCAACCGCACTTGTTGCAGTCGTTAATGTAGATTGCCCAACCGCCACATTGTTATATCCTGTCGTCAAAGCCAACAACGCATTACCTCCAATAGCGGTGTTATACCCAATGGAACCGCTATATGCTGTTAATGCTTGATAGCCAACTGCCGTTAAATATGGGCCTGTGTTTGATGTTGAAATAGCACTTACACCTACCGCAGTATTGGTAGACACACCACCACCACCACGACCAACAGTTACGCCTTGAACAGTAATGTCATTAGCAAGTGCATTAGATGAAGCACCCAATGCAATAGCAGTACCGCCAATAGTGATAGAACTGTTTACCAAACCCGCATTAGGCAAGCCTGTAGCGTTTGTCAAGGTAACACTAGAGGGTGTTCCAAGGGCGGGAGTTACTAAGGTAGGAGATGTAGCAAAGACCAATGAGCCTGTGCCTGTTTCATCTGTTACCGCAGCAAGCAGGTTGGCAGAACTTGGAGTTCCAAGGAAAGTCGCAACACCAGTTCCCAAGGATGTGATGCCAGTTCCACCATTAGCGACTGGAAGTGTTCCATTGACACCAGCAGTCAATGAGACTGTGTTCTTTTCCCATAGGCTTGTGCTTGCGTTATAGACAAGGGTTTGGCCAGTGGTGGGAGACTGTGCCGAGACATTGTGCAACTCATCCATCTCATAGCCGTTTTGCACTTTGACAAACAACTTTCCCTGAGATGGGTGAGCGCGTTCCACAATAGCCACGTAAACCATATGATTTGGTGCATAAGGCTTTGTCGCAGTCAATGTGCCAGCCGTTGTCGGGCTTAGATATAACTGCTGTCCATCTGTATAAGCAGAAGTGTCAATGTTAATTACTAAGCCAATGACAGTCACATAACCATTTGAGTTGTTTGCCAAATCAGAGGTTATCAAGCCCAATGTTTGAGCAGAGGTTGAGTCACCTGTGGCCAGTGCTTTTGAGACAGTTGAATTTTGACCAGTTGATCCAGAGATATAAACAGCAGTCCCTTTGGTCAAAGTCGCACCAGTCGTGTTTCTGACTGCTGCCAAAAGTGTCGATGCTGGTGAAGCCTCAGAAACCGCCAGATCAAAGATGCTTCCATTCCTAGAAACAACAATGCTCGCGTCAGTTGATGTGATGTCAGAAACCGCCTTGTCAGCAGGGTAAGTGACAAAGACTTCTTTTGTGCCAGCCGCAAATGAAACTTTAGCGTCTGCATTGCTGGACTGCAAAACAGTTGTCCGAGCAAGCGTCAGGCCATCATTCGACAATGTGCCAAGACCGACCTCCCAATCAGCACCATCCGCGACTGAATAATAAGTGGTGTTGTTTGCACCGACAGAAACCGAAAAGGTCTGAAAACCAGTGATCGCCCCACCAAGGGCAAAATCACTCGTTCCAGTGGTGGTTGTTGATTCCTTAACGCGATCAGCAAGGATTAAAGCCATAGATAACCTCCGAGCCACCCTCGGTGGTGGCTAAAAAACTCAGTTTTGAATACGCAGTGGGGATGTGATGTCCACTGTAAATGTGCCGTTTGTAGAGATCACATTGCCAGCGAAATCAAGGTAAGCAACCAAATTGTCGGTTGAAGCAGTACCAGTGGTCTTATAGATCACAGCAGCAGCCGCAGTCAAAGTTGCTGAAGCCCAAGAGACATCCGCAAAGTTGATGTCAATTCGGTCATTGGCTGTGTCGTTGGTCACAGTCACAGCAGTGGAAACACCGCCCGAGGTGTAGCCAGTGCCACTGATCTCGTTGGTAACGTCAGAACGCTTTGTGTGCGTATCTTTGTTTGGGGTGTAACTGGATGTGACCAGAATGATCTTAAATGAGTTGGTGTCAAAATCAATCGCACCAGTTGCCATGTCATTCAAGGCTGAATTGTAGATTAGAGAGGCCATTGTTGATTCCTTTCAGGATGGATTTTAGTGGAAACTAGAAACTTAATCAATTTCGCAAAATGTCAATGAAATGCCACAAATCCGAGTTTCGGTAAGTTCCAGTCGGTTTGTCAGTTGCCCAAGCCTGTGGTGGGCCATTTAATTCTGTGTAGTTGTCGCCTTCAATCATATAAATTTCAAAGGCTTGAGGAACAATAAACTCGCCATTTTCATTGGTTTTGCCAACCATGACCATGACAGAGTGTGGAGGAATCTCCTCAATTGATTTGATTTCCTCAAAAACTTGCTGTGCAGGAATGTTGATTTCTCTCATATTTTATGTCCATGCGGGTAAGTAAAGGGTTGTTCCATCAATTGTGATCTGAATCCAAACATTTGTTGAATTGCTTGCTGGTTTGTTTGAGCCGTTAAAAGTAGCAGTGGCCGAGCCTGTGACAGTGCCTTGGACAAATCTCAAAACATTAGTTCCACCCGATCCATTCAAACGATTGGCAGCATAAGCGTCAGTCCCAGAAGCAACAGTGGCAAATGCAGAGGCTTCCTGTCCGTCAAGTAAATCAGCATTTAAGTTTGCAACAACTGTATTGTTGCTAATGCCAAATCTGCCAAAAGAATAAAGGCCAAACTCAGAACCGCCACCTCCTGAGGATGATGATCCAAAAACACCAGCCGCTTGTGATCCTGTACCCGCGCTAAGTCCTAAAACACCATTGCGAGTTGTTCCTGTGTGATTTGTATTTCCAAGGACTCCATGCCCTGTTCCATTGTTTGTCCCAGTGATTGCAGTGCCGTTATAGCCTGAAGCATTAGTAACATTAAGAGCCGCAATTGCAGACGCTCCATTGATGCTAGAGTTTGCATACAAACCACCAACACCAAGAATGCTGAAGATTGTGCCGCCTCCAGAGTCATAAACTTTTAAGTAAGAAGACGATGATTCATTAAGAATTACTCTATTTCCAGAAGCCGCTGATTCAACTGTTCCTCTAAAAATACCATTGTTGAAAAATACATCTCCAGTGCTTCTTTTGATGTAATAACCAGCCGTTCCATATGTGCCAGAACTGCCAAAGATGGGAGGGTTTGAGCCGTTCCAATTGTCAGATCGAATGTCTTGAAAAATACTTGCAGCAGTTGGTGTTCCCCATTGAGTTTCATTAGCAGGGATGCCGTTAACAGTTGTTGCGTTTGAATTAAATTGTCCAAATGAGTACCAAAGAACATTACCAACAGTCACACTTGGAGCCGTTAAAGACCAACCTGCTGGTGCAGTTGCTCCACTTGTATTTGCTGGAGTTGATGGAGCCGCAGAGGATTGACTTTGTTGAATAAATGCCGTTATCGAACTTATGCCATTGTCTCCGCTTGCAGCAGCCGCATCCGTTGTTGCGCTTGCACCAGTTGAGAATCCTGAAACATTGCGAGAAAAATCAACTGCTTTCAAAAAATAATATTTTGTTGTTGATGCTGGCAAACCAGATCGAGCAAATGTTGAACTAGAAACTTCACCAATCTTTGTGGCAGTCGCGGAATTATTTGTTGAGTTTTCCCAAATCTCGTTATAAAACCAATCAGCAGCCGTTGGATTAGTCCAAGACAATTGAATTGTTTTTGCAGAGCCAACAGCACTCAAACTTGTTGGGGCTGAAGGTGCAGTGGTGTCACCAGATAAGGTGTGATTGATCGTTGTCGAGAATGGGCCTTCTTTGTCAGAGAAAATTGCCCTGACTCGGATGTTATAGACCAAAGCAACATCTTGCTGGCCAGCATAGTCATAAACAGTTTGCGAGGTGAAAATTGATTGCCAAAGAGTGTCAGAAAAGAGTTTAAATTGCAACTCATAGCCTGTCACATAAGCAGATGAAACAGCAGTCCATGTAACCCGAACCCCAGGTAATATTGTCCCATCAGGAAGGCTTAAATTTTGATTAGTGGCTGTTAATCCAGTCGGTGCAGCCTGTGGTTGAATTAGCGTCAGACTGGTGTTTGGAGCGTTATCCTGAGCGTCTGAGGTTGACCAGTCATAAGCAGTCGAGTCTTCCTCTTTGAGAACCAGATCAACTCCAATGTCCTCATTCAGTTTCCACTCCATGACCCTGAAATATTTGCCAGACCATCCCAGTTGAGCAATGGTCAAAGCCACCACATCGCCAGCAGTAATATTAAGACAAGTTGGCTTGCATGAAATGCTGACAACAATTCCTTGACGCGACTTCAAGAGGTTAATCTTTGCAAGCCTTTGAGCCTCAAGATAATTTGTCGTGAAGTTCAGATCGAGTTGAGCAGACAATTCCTCATTGCCATCTTGAGTCTTGAAAGTAGATGATGCAATCGCTGGATATTCTGTCGCTGAATAAAGTTTGTCTGCATCCGCAAACACTCCAGCCACTCGGTTAAATAGATTGGCTTTTTCATTAGCGCATGAGAGTTGAACATCGCCTCTCAAATCATCGACAGTGATTGTCTGAACAGGACTTGAGAACGCACCAACAATCAACTTATATTTGCCAGAGGAATAAATCAACATTCCAGCGCAAGTCGAGAGCATATCTTGCAAGACTTCCCGAGGACTCTTTGAGGTGTCAACCACGCCATTTAAGGTGTAGCGTTTCTGAGTGACAGCAGTTTTTACAGTGACAGTCTCATCACAGATATTTGCCGCAGCAATAAATGACGCTGAGTCGATCTCATCCGATGTGACCCGCATCCCATATTCGCTCATTATGTAATCGCGGATACAAAGGGCAGGGTTGTCAGACCAAGCCGTTGTTGTCGATCTAGGGTCATAGACTAATTTGCCCTTGACCAAAGCCCTGACTGTTGGAATGCTGGTAAAGATGGATGTGTCGTATTGCATCCTCACATAAACCGAGGAAATGCCAGTCAACTTGTGGCTCGATGTCCATTTGTTTGTCAGAGCCGCAGTCTCAGTCACCAGATCAGCATAAGCAGTGCCACCAGTCAGTGAGTTTTGAATTCTGGCTTTTCCAGAATAGCGGCCACTTGAGACACTTCCAGAAACAGTGCCAACATCCTCGTCACCAAAATAAACCTTCTCAACCGATTGAATCTGGTGGTCTGCCAATCCAAAGACTGTGTGCAGATATTCGTTTGTTGAGCCTGTGGTGGCCGCATAGAACATCACACCACCGACTAGGCTTTGGCCATAGATCAGTTGCCTTGGGGCTGTGGATGACCTGACATTGATTGTTTGACCCTTGAGTTCATTGGCAGTGCTTCCACCAATCAGACCCATGCTCTGAGCCGCCTTTGTGGTCAGAACAAAAGAGCCAGCCCGAATAGCCGCCCTTAAAAAGATGGCTTCTTTGCCGATTGCAAAATAAGCAATTGCCTGTTCTGCAAGAAACTCACCAGCCAAATAGACTACCAGTTCAGCCATTTATATGCTCCAAGCCTTTTCACAATTGAGAGTCGGTTGCATGATGATGCCAGACTCGGCCACAAAAGCCGACAATTCGCCAACACAAACACCAAGCAATTCTCGCCCCTCATTCATTAAACAGACCACATCGCCCCTTTGAGCCAGCAGAACTGACTTGGATTGACCAAAGTATTTGTCAGCCGCGCTTATCATTCCACCATGCTCACTCATTAACTCAGCAGCCCTTCTGGGTGTCTCATATTCAAAAAGACTGGTCAAGTCTTTATCTGAAATCTCTTTGACTGCCTTAATCGAAAACTGCCAACAGTCGTTTGTTCCCCATTCAAAAGGCAAATCCTTCTTTTGAACAATGTAGTCCTCAAGCAATCTAGGCCAGTTGTCTTTTCTCATCTAAGCATTATTCCAGCAGTATCACCACCGACATTTGGATTGCCACCACCACCAGCATTTGCACCAGTTGGATCAGTGCGACCCCAATTTATATCGATGTTCTCAATAGCCACCACATATTGAAGACCCTCGTCTGTGGCATCCCTGACTTGTTGCTCCTCATAAGTGAAGCGTTTGATCTTTGGCCTGTTGGCATCAATCATTTGATGCTCGATAGAAAGTGAGATGGTGGCTGTCTGGCCAAGACTGATTGACATCACATCCATGCGACCAGTAAACATTAAAGCCGCAGCCACCAGATCGTGATTGGCATCGAGCAAGGCAAAATAAATCTTTGCTGCCCTTCCCTGATAATTCTCGCCCAAAGCAATTGCAATGTGGTTTGAGTCAATTCCAGAGAGTGTTAGGGTTAACCCTTTAGCCTCAAGATTGGATGTCTCAGAGATTGTGTCAATCCCGCCAAGCCCACCGACTGCCAAATAAGTGTTGCCACCATAGACAATCGACTTGCCACCATTTGTGTAGTAAATATGGCCAGAGGAAAAGTCAAGATCGACTAAAAAGCAAACTGTCAGATTGTCGTCTGTCAGAGCCGATGTGATGGCACTGGCAAGGCTTCGGGTCATATCGCCTCCAAAAAGCCAGCAGAGACTGAATAAACGCCTTCCAGAGACTTATTGATTGCAACCGATGTGCCATCAAGTCGCATGATTGCTGAAGGGTTGTTGTAAGTCACAGAAGTCGATGCAGTTGGCTGAGTCCTGAATGGTGGCTCAATTGTGTAAACACTTGAAGCCTTACCAACAATCATCTTGACCTCGTAATTGGCAAACTGAATGAAGTCGCCAATTGACAGACTTGATGAGGAAAGAGTCGCAGTCGAGCCAGTGGAGGAACTCACAGTGATCGAGCCAGTGACAGTGCCGATTGGAGCAGTCTCACCGAATCTTGGCAAATAGACTGTGTTTGCCATACCGCGCATTTTGTAAAACAAAGCCTGAATCGGTGCGACCTCAGCCCTTGAAAGGTTGTTCCAAGCGACTGAGCAATACCATTTCGCACCAGCCAACTCGACTGTTTGAGACTGCTGGCTCAGAGGTGAGGTGAAAATCTGTGTGTTTGACCTCAACTCCCAAAGAGCCGACTGAGGTGTTTTGACACTAGGCCAAGCAAAGGTTGTCATGCAAACGCTCCACCAGATTTCATTGATCTGTAAATTTCCGCTTTGGCTTGTTCTTTAGCCTGATTCATTGCAGCCATGATCGATGATCTATCAGTACGAGAGTCAATGTTGATGTTTTGAACAACAGTCACGCCACCGCCACCAAGTTTGTTATTTGGCACGATATTCCCAGAGCCATTAGGCACAAACAACTCAGGGCCACGCTCACCGACCATGTAAGGTGTATTGGATGAAACAGGGCCACCCAATGCCCTTGCACCAAAGCCTTTGAAAAAATCACCCAAGAAACTAACAGCAGGGTCGCTGATATTCTTTTTAATCAGCATCCTGAGAATGTCGCGCTGGATCGAGTTCACCATGTCAGTGAAGTTTAATTTGCCAGTCATAAACGCTTCAGTCAAAGTGCTGGTGAACTCATTGCCAAAGCCGTTGATTGCATCCATCAAAAGTTCAAGATCAGATTTGCCTTTGTCAGTAAACTTTTTAAGTTCCTCACTTGCCAAACCAACAGAGCGACTAAAGGTGTCAGGATCAATTAAGCCTTTACCAAGAACCATTTGCAGATTTTGAATTCTCTCGATGTAGTTCTCAAGAGGTGTGCGAGTGTCCTCAAATATTTTCTTGATTGCATCGGCTTGCTCTTTGGCATCCTTGGTTATTTGCTCATCATATTTCTGCTGCTTAACATCATTCTCAAGTTTCTCTTTGTCAGCCTCAGTGATGTTTCTGATTAAGGCAAGGTAAGTCTCATAAGCCTTGATTTGCTCGTCAGTTGCACCCAATCTGGCAAACTGAGCAACCTTCAGTGCGTCCTCACCATCGGTGAGTTTTGTGACCTGATCGATAACAGACAGATAAGAATCTCGAATCTTTAAAAGAGACTTTTCTAATTCGTTGTCTTCTTTCTTTGCTTTCTCGCCACCCAAAGATGGCAATGGTTTTGCTGCACGTTTGTCAATTCCAAGCAATCGCCTATCCATGCCACTTGCTTCTCCTTGCCTTGGAGTTGCAAACATTTCATTTCTTTGAATTGCCTTTAAATAATTTAGACGATTTTGTAAGTGCTTGTTATATTCATCAAGAGAGGAAGTGTCAGCATTGGCTTTTTTATAACGCTCGATGGCAGCATTGTTTGAATCAATTTCATCTCTTACAGTTTTAAGATTTTCTTCTGTATTTTTGAAAGGGTTGATTGTTCCAAAATTTCTAAGGGCATCAAGGAAACCGCCCGAATACTTTATGCCCTCTTGAAACTCAACAATCATCTTGGAAAGTCCAACAAGCATCGGGTTGATGCCATCGACCAAGATAAGTTTTAATTGCTGATTGATTTTTGTGATGTTGTCATTGAAAGCCTCAGCATTCTTTGCAAAGTCATCACCAAAACTTGCACCAAATTCTGTGATTCCTTGTTTGCCAGTATTCAGGAAAGGAATCAGATCAGCACCAGCCTTGCCAAACAAAGCCATTGCATATTGAGTCTTGGTCGCTCCATCGGCTGCACCACTGAATGCTCCCGCCACATCGCCAAGGATGTCAGCAGTTGGCCTGATATTGCCATTGGCATCTTTGACACTAATGCCGAGATTCTTAAATGCTTCTGATTGTTCTTTACTGCCAGAGGCCGCCTCTGCAATGCTTTTGTTTAATTTAACTAGAGCCGAGCCAAGTTGCTCGTTTGAGACACCAGCCAGATCAGCCGTGTTTGCCAATGATGATAATTCGCTGACCGCAATCCCTGTCTTTTGAGACAGTTTATTCATGTTGTCAGCACTGTCGATCAAGCCCTTGATCTGAGCCGCGCTTCCAATGGCCGCCAAAACAGCAGTCAGACCAGCGATCTTGCCTGTCACCGCACCAACACTGGTACTTAGATCAGTAAGACCGCCTTTGACTGATTTGAAGGCCGCGCCAGTCCTGTCCTGAGCAACAATGTCAATGCTTACATCTTTACTTGCCATTGCTTCTCTCCGACTGAAACTTAATCCAAACTTGCCATTCTAGGAACTCCTCAACAGACATTTCCTCGATCTCGCCAACTGTTTTGTGTAACTTCTCAGCAAGATAAAACATGAACTGTCGTTCAGGAGTCTCCCTTAGTTTTTTTCGAGTTCCTTGAAATCAACTCGCATGATTTCTGTTGAAACTCGCTCCAAAATTGAAGCATCAACCATGTTTCGCAAAACTGGCTTGTCCTCGATGGTGAAAATCTTTCCACCCTCTTTATCAAGGCACTTCATCACCAACAACTCAACCAGAGTGTCAGCTTCAGAGTTGCCCAATCGAGTCACCGCCTGAAGTCTTGCTTTGTCTTTCAGTGTGAAAGGCTCAACATAAACGATCAGAGGGCCATTCTCGTCACCCCATTCAGGCACTTCAATTGCCTTGATCTGGAGTGACTTGAAATGGGCTTTTGCCCGATCAATCGCGCTCATCAAGCTGCTGTGCTGAGAGTCAATGCACCAGTGCCTTGCAATGTGATTGAAGCCTCAACCATGCCATCAAAAGATGAATTGATTGTCAGACCAGTCACAATGGCAGAGCCAGTGTAATATTTATCGCCAGCAGTTGCTCCCTCTGGGTAAGCAGAGAAAGTAACGCTTGCACCGACAGTCATGGCCATTTGGCCAGCGTCAGCCTCATCCCAAAACACATCAACTGAACCAGTGAAGGTTGTCAGTGAGGGTTTGTAGGTGCGAGCCGCATCGCCCATCGATGTGTCCTCTAATGTGTCAGCAGACTCGGAAATCGAGAAACTGCGAATCTCGCCAATGGTGTTTGCACCAACTTTGAGTGTACCTTCTGAACCAGTATGAGTAGCCATAATTAAGCCCCTTTCAAGTTTTACAATTTTGCCACATTAAGCAGCAGATTCAACATCATTTTCTCTTGTCGAGTAAGTTACCTCAACAGTGAAACGCCCAACACCCACCACTTGTTCTCCATCCCCTGAATAATCAGATTCAAAAGCGACTGTGTTGATGTCCTTTGCCTTGCCACCAAGCGTGATATTCTGATAGAGGGCTTCCTCTACCTCAACCGCAATGGTGTCAATCGTATTATCAAAATTAGTGTTTGCCATGACATAACACTCAACCATCACCTCTAAAACTCTCAACTGAGTTCTGGGTCTGGTCATTGTTTCATTTGTCGATGTCTCTGACTTTGTATAAACAATGAGTGCTGGCAGTTTGCCAGACTCAAATGGATAAACCCGAGACTTGAAAACCCGAGTGCCAGTCGTTGTCAGACCAGTCAAAGCAGTGACTACCGCATCCCTGATTTGCTGCCGAACATGGCTCATTATTGTTTCTCCAAAACTATCATTGTCATGCCAGTCCCATCGTCCTGAACAATTCTGGACTTATAACTAACTCTGGCAATCAGGAAAGCATCACCCTCAGTGCATGACTCCACATCCGAGGTGCGAACCATGAGTCTGGGTTGCTGAATAGCAAAGCCAACATCGCCACCAGTCTCGACATCGATGAACTGGTTGTCAAAGATTCCTCGAATAGTCTTTGGGACTCCATTCTGGATTGTGTATTTCACATCAATCCCAAAGTCTTTCAAGTACATCAAGCGATCAGCAGCAGACTCATACATTCTTTTTTGGCCTTCCACGCTTAATGATTGGCATGGCATCCGATATTTCTAAACCAAGACTCTTATTCACCAGTGGAGTTTCAAAAGTATGCAAAACGCATCTCTCCATTTGAATAAGACTCTTGCCTTCTAAGTCAGGCAATTCCAAGACATCGCCCATTCGGGCTTTGCCTTGGGTTGTCATCGTATTACGAATGAAAAATAAATTCATGTTTAGCTGACGTATTGGTACTCACCAATCAACTCGACACCAATTTTGTAAGACGCTGTGCCAGCAACAGTGCAAACTGCTTTGACAAAACGCTTCATTTCATTTTTGTTGACGCTCAATTTCTGAACGCTGGCTGTGTTTCCAACTTCAGTAAACGCTGCACCAGTTACATCTGTGTAAGAACCACCAGAGGTGTCGCTGTGAGTCAACTTGACATTGCAAGTTGCACCAGCACCGCCAGCAGAACAATTAAGAATAACTGCCACTTCGTTTGTGTATTGAAGCAAATCAACAGCAGAACCAGTAGTTGTCGCAGTGATTGTGTTTGAAGGAATCAATGCAACCAGTTGAGAATTATCGCCATAATTAACCATTTAAATCTCCAAAAAAGATGGTGGGGTTTTTAGCCCCACCTTGTCAATTAAGCAATGTCAGCATCGCCATAGCAGAAGGAAACCGCATTGCGAACTGCAATGTCAGTGTCTTGCAACGCCACCACGCGCATTGTGCCGCTTGTGGAGTTGCTGTAAGGATCGACCATCAAATCCAAACCAGAGAAGAAACCAATCAGCAAGTCAGCAAAGTTGCCAAAGAACACATCGCCAGCAGTCACTTGATTAGAAGTTTCTGTGCGATATCCGTTGACAGTATTGCCAGCTTCCCAAACAAACTGACCAGCAGATGTAGATGACTTTTCAGTTGTCTTCAATGCACCGCGTTGAGCAGGATTGAACAAATAAGTCATTGTTCCGATGTCAGCATTGTCGGTTGCAACCTCAGACTCCATTCCCACCAACTCAGCAAATGTTGGGTTTGTGGCTGCAAAGTCTTTGGTGTTGATGCCAGAAACCAACTTGATGCCTGTTGGCTGGTTGTTTGAACCAGTGCCATAAAGGGCAGCAGCGTCAATCGCCAAAGCAATCACAGTGGCCAAGTCTCTGCGAACCATGCTTTCAACGTCAATTGATGACTGAATCATCAATTTGCGTGAAAAGTCAGTGTAAGCACCGACAGTCTTTGGAGACATTGTGACTTGAGCCAGAGTTTGTTGGCTCTCAGTAGGTGCGCCAGACTCAGCAACCCAATAAGCAGTGGCCGCGCCAGATTGCTTAGGAATTGCCACATTGCCAACCAGACCATTGAGAACTGTTGCACCAGCACGTTGAACAACTGAACGATTGCGGAGCATCTCGATGAAAGATGCAGCCAAAAGATCAGTTGCAACCAAGTTGCCACCAGCAGATGCAGTGCCGACTGTCAAGTCACGTTTTGCATGGACAACTTCGTTTGGAACGAAAATGCCTTGAGCAGAGCGACCATAAGTCTTTTGAGCAGCATCAGAGACTTCACGCTCGAAAGCAGCATTTGCCCATGCGCGTTTGTCTTGGGGATTAGCCATCGCATTGATTGCGCGAACAAATGAGAATTGACGAACTTCCTTCTGTGTCAAACCGACTTCGGCTTGGATAGGAGCGTCATAAGCGCGACTTTCAGTCGCCACAGTTGCAGAGTTTTCCATTTTTCTTTCCTTTGGGGTTTCGGTTTCAGCGACTTGCGCTTCAACCAAAGTTTCGGTAATTTGTGATGTTTCCATCACCGCTTCAGAGGTTGTTTCAGTTTCCATGCTTCGACCCACACCGACTGACACATCGGCTGGAATTGAAACAATAGACACTTCAACTGGTCGCCAATTTGTTGCTCGATAAGTTTTGCCATCGTTCTCTTTTACCATCTTGGCAATTGAGTATCCAATGGAAACATTACCGCGAATCAAATCCGCGACATCTCCGTAAACCTCTGAAGCCAGTGCGCTCTTACCGAAACGCACTGTCGCCCGCAACTTGCGAGCCGAGCCATCGAGACTTACAGATTCGATTACACCAATTTGACGCTCAGGATCGTGATCCATAAGCAATGGTGCGCGACCAGAGTTTAAGAAACTCAAGTCGATTGATTGGGGATTGTGGTCGAGGACTTCCTCGCCATAAGAGCGACCGACTGGCATCTCAGAGGAAATCGACATCGACACCCTGCGATCATCAACGCTTTCCACTCGGGCTTCCATAGCGTCAGCGCGAGTCACTCGCTCACCAGACTTGCGATCTTCGGCAACATCAACGGACATTTCCATTGGTTGCTCAACTAGAGCGTTTTCTGCGCTTGACTCTAGGTCGATTTGTGCAGCAGTGGCCATTTGCTCAGTTTGTGCCTCGATGATTTCAGCAACATCTTCAGTGTCAACGTGAATTGAAACACTGACCATTGCTCTTTCTTCGTCACTCATAATTTTCCTTTCGGATGCTTCTTCAAACAGTATTGGCTCAAAGTCATGTGATTTTAACCACGCTTTTGCTTCTTGAGTAGTGAAGCGAGTTTTGTCAAACCGAATCGCTTGGAGTTCAGAGACTCCATCTTTGATCCCATAAATAAAATCAATTCCTTCACCGCCTTCATTATTTTTTCGCGCAAATGAGTCATATTGTTCAGGGTCTTTCAGCCTTGCAGCGTGTTCATTTGGATAAGGTCTTGCGTCATCTAATGACCGATCACTTTTGATCTTTTCATATTCACGCTCAGACCACGTTTTGCCAGCATCACCACCCCATAAAGCCCAAGCAATTCTGCCGTTTGATGGATAACCTTCCTCGCCAACTCTAAAGCCCTCAGCCTCTTTGTCAACCTCATGCCGAGCAAAGTAGCTGACCATTCTGCCAATTGTGTCGTCTGACAGATTCGCCCCATTCACAATGTCTCTGGCTCTGGCAATGCCAATCTCAGTGCCACCGCGACCAAACTCAGACCGCCAGTCAAGCCCCCTTTGGGCTTCCTCTTTCATGGCTTCATTCGCCACTGGCATTTGACACCTCAGCCTCAGTTGGAAGTTTGTCACCAAATGGCTCAAAAGCCAGTTTCAGACCATAGAAAGCAGCCAACTCTTTCTCAGCGTTAATTGCTGAGAAGGTTTCCTCGACATCCCGACCATATTGATTAGCCACATCTTGCATCGACAAAATGCCGTTTTTCATGCCGATGACAGCCGCATTCATCTCTTTCAATGGGTCAACCCACTGGAAGCCCCGCGCCCTGAATATGGCCGCATCTGCAAACTTGTCAAATCGAGTTGATGGGATGTTAATCACACCATTCTCCATTACCGACATTAAGAACTCTCTGAAAACTGGCTCAACAAAGTGCTGAATGAGAATGTCCTGAACCATTTTCCACTGGTCACGATCCTCAAGAGTGCCTTGCCTGATCGATGAATATGAGACACCTTCCAGATTGTTGGCCAAGGATGTGTAACTCACACCCAGACCTGAAGCGATACCGCGCAGAACCGCTTTCTCAAACTCAGCAAAAGCCCCTGTCGGATGGGTCGGATCGAACTGTTGGAAGTTCACGCCCTCTGGCAATTGGTGGAAAGTCCCAGGATCGGCTTGCATGATTGGCACGTTGTCAATCTTGTCATCAGCCGTGAAACCATCACCCTGTGGAGAGGTGAAAAAGCCCATTTTAGATGCACCAACCCGAGCCGCCACCAACTCGGCCTCTCGATAGCCGTTGAGCATTTTGAGGCTGGTTAAAACTGGCGCCATCCAAGGCACACCTCGGGTCTGCTGCGCTCGCTCACCAATAAAGCAGTGAATGATCCTGTCAGCAGGGACTCGAATTCTTGGCTCAGAGAATGTCTGGCTGTATGCGTCAAAAGGATGTCGAGTCAGCAAGTGATAAGCAACTGGTCGCCCAAACTGGTCGAGTTCCACACTCATGCGGATTCGATTTCCATTTGGGAGGTTGTCGTTATAGTTCTCGTCCAAATAATCTGGCTCAAGAAACTCAAGGGCAAAATCAAACTTGTTTGGATAGCGCACCTTGCGACACAAAACCTCGCCATCACGCACCAGAGACTCGACAAAGAATCTTTGAGCATCGACCCATGAATATTTGCCATCAACAGTGCAGACACCAAGCCTAGACCATTGAGCGAAAGCATTCTCGATCTGATCGTTGCCAATGTTATCCATTGAGCCATTGTCGTTTCTGGCTTTGATCTGGACAGTCACACCGCGCTCACCGACCACATTTGACTTGGCCAGATTGATGAATCGCTTGGCATATTCATTGTTTCGCGTTAAATCCCGAGAGCGATCCCGCAAGATTCTTATGGCTGGTCTGATTTCCTCGTCAGCAGATTTGGAGGATGAAATGAAGTCACTGAATAAGCGTCCAACATTCGCACCCGCATAACTGCGCTTTTTCAGAGGTTTCTTTCTGGAAAAGATGTCCATAATTCCCATTATCCGAACCTCACTTGAATTGTTGAACCAGTCGGTTTGCCTTTGGCAATATTCTCAGCAATCAATTCTTTTTGACGCTCACGCTTGTAATAATCCCGAGCGTCTGTCAATTCTCTGAATGACATCTTTGAAAGACTGCGACCAGCAATTGAGTAACTTGAAACATCTGAGTCAGCCCGACCAGACAAAATGCTTTCGATCTTGCCAATCATTATTTGAGCATGAGTTCTCAAATCAGCAGAAGTCAAATTCAAATCAGCGACAATTTCCCAATAACCCTTGTCCACAGTGACCCGAGCCGAGTCAGAGTTGCGCTCGATGTCCGCTTGCCAGACATAACTTCCCTTGATGAAAGCCGCGCTTGTTGCGTTGGTTATGGTGGCCAGATAAGCAGTCCCACTGGTTGTCGCAGTGATATTGATCTCATCGTTTCCACCGCCCTGAATTCGGGCTGTATATTTGAGAGTGTAAAGTGATGGAGGGTAATCATCCCCAAGATCGGTGCGTTTCCATTGGAAAAAACTACCAATCACAATGTTTTCAGGCTCAGTCGTTGGAGCGTTGCTTGAGTCGAAAAGGTTAGCCATCGGCCCCCCTAGTTTTACGGAATATAGCGCATTTTAACGCCAACCATTAACAAATGACGATTGTGGCTTTGCTCGACTGGTTGGTTTGGTTGTTTTAACAACCTCAGTCGCCTGTTTCCGCAATTCTGCCCTTTTTGCTAATGATGCCAGATTAACATTCAAAAGGGAAAGTGCTGCCATTGCATACACCCGAACATCGAGTGCTTCGTTTCGAGTCCGAGTCTTCACAAACTCTCGCCTTGCAAAGCCTTTGTGATACCGAGTCGCTATTTTCTCAGCCGTTAACTGTTTGAAATATTCATCCTCTCGCCCGAAAGGAAAGTGGCAATAACCCGCGCCAGCCTCCTGAATCTTGAATCGAGAGAATAAAAGCAGTTTGACAGTATCCACCCCAACTGGAAACAACTTGATCTTTCCAATGTTGTTCTTTGAAGGCTTGCCAACAATGGGCTTTCCCTCACCGCCAACACCCTTGATCGCAAATATGCGCTTTCCTTCTCTTGGGTGAACATATTTGTAAACTGCCTGAGTATTGTGGCCACCAGAGTCAATGCAAGTCGCTCTGACAATCATTTCCTCGCCTGACTCATGCTCATAAGTCTGAGCCAAGAATTCATCGAGGTCTTTCCAAATATGAGGTGCAGAAGGGTCGCCATAGAAGGTTTTGTAAGCAATAGACCAAGATTCCTCGTCAAGACCCCATCCGACCACCTCGGCCTCCAGTCGATCATCCTGAACGTCAACTCCCGCAGTCAAAAGCAAAACATCATCGGGAATTGCGTCCCATTCCTCAGCCCTGTTTGACAGTGAGTAGTCATCGACTTGCTCACCCTCCTCCTCCCAAGTCTCGCCAAGATAAGTATTGACCCAAACCCTCAGAGTTGCTGGTTGTTTCTTGGCCTCAAGGAAATCTTGAACCCCATCGCACAGAGGATTCCAAGGAGAGTAAAGTGCAGACAAGTGAAACCCTGCCACCTTGCCTGTTGGCTTGCTTGCAATCCAGCGACCTTTTTTGATTGACCTTGCTCTTTGAGCGTCATCCCAAAGTGAGCCACATTCCTCGCAAACATATTTTGCTGTCTCAGGCTTGTCAGTTTCCCACTTGACCTGACCCCATTTCAGGGTTTGCTCATGTTGGCAGTCTGGACAATGAATGTGAAATCTTCTCTGATCGCTTTCCTCATAAGCCGCCTCGATGCGACTTGCACCTTTGTTGGTCGGAGTGGAGACAAGCAAAATTTTTCGATTCCAAAAGGTTGTTGCCCTTTTCTTGGCCAAAGACACTGGATCACCCTCTGAGCCAGCCGAGACAGGATAGCGATCAACCTCGTCACAGAAAACCACCCTCACTGGCCTCGATGCCAGACTCGATGGAGAGTTTGCACCGCAAGCAGTCACATGGCCACCAGCAAAGACTTTGTGCAGTGTCGTGTTGCCAGAGTCCCTCGATCTTGGGTCTTTGACTAAGCCAGCCAGAATGGGTGTGTCTCTCAGCATTGGTGCAAGTCGGTCTTTGCTCCAAGTCTGAGCCATATCGAGAGTCGGCTGCACCACCAACATGGGGCTTGGGTCTTGAGAGATAAAGAATCCAACCGCATTATTTAGAATCTCAGTCTTACCCACCTGAGCCGAGGACATCATCACCACAGTCTCAATGCTGTGGTCAGATAGCGCATTCATCACGCCTCTTTGGTATTCAGCGCGAGAGGTGTTCCAGTTCCCCGCCTCAGCCGAGGACTCTGGACTCAATTTTCGATATTCATCAGCCCAATCCGAGATTGTGAGTTTAGTTGGTGGCTTCAGTCGATTCCAAATCTGCTTCTGAATCGCCTTCTGCAAACTCTCCCTCTGGATTGCTCTGACCGATTCCTCTAATTTCATTCAATGCCTCGTTTATTGAGTCCTCTAATATGGACTTTATTTCCTGAACATTCTCGGCTGTGTATATTTGCGCTGCACACTTACTAGGGATTGAGATCATTTTCGCCCTGAAGTTGGTTAATTGCTCACCAAAATCCTGAGCGACCTTATCAATCTCAACCAAAACCCCTTGCTCTTTCATCAATTCAAGTTCAGCCAGACCAGCCTCAGCCGCCATTTTTCTCCGCTTGGCTTCCTCTAAATCAATTGCGTCCTGATTGCCAATCAGATTCTCAACCTTCTTTTTCTCCATCCAAGCGACAACATCGCCTGTGATGAACTGTGAACCAAGTCTGCCCCTTCCACGCTTCAAAACAGGGAAGTCGTGAAGGTTTTGCATATCAGTGATCCACTTCTCAGAGCGACCAATGATCTCAGCAAGTTGCGTTTTGTTAACTATCAATTGTCATCCTTTGCCATGAAAACCGACAGTGTTAAATTCTGTCACTAGACGAAAGTCGCGGCGCGAATTACC